TACTGATCGTATCTTTGATAAGGCATATCCAGACACTTCTGTTGCCACTTTTTCGGAAGCAAAGGCAGCAGAATATCTTCAACAGAAAGGATATGCTTCAAAAGGCAAACTGGACGAAGATGGTCTTCACGGTCGTACCTTTGCTGCTACTGCAAATGCCACTCATGGACCTCGTAACTTCTGCCATATTCTTAAAGACTTTAAAGAAACTGGAAGGCGCACTCGCGTGAATCTTTTTGCACCAAATGGCACTAAGGCAAAAGACGTTGAAAAAATGATTGAAGAACAAAAGAGAGAGTTTCTTGAACTTGCCGAGGCAATTCAAGAAATGGCAGTTCTCATTAAAGCAGATAAAAATTGGATGCCTTTTGAGTTTGGTGTACGTCCCTCTCAGTTAGTTAATATCGATCCTGATGGTGGCGTCGTTTCTCTCTGACGCTTTCTGAACCGTCACAAGACCCGCCCACAAGGCGGGTTTTCTGCTATAATACCAAAGTATCTGAGGGTTTCTGATGGATCTGTCTGAACTGATTGAAGAACTGCGTGAGATTGAGATCTATGGTTCTGACCCTGTAGATTGGATGGGATACCTGTATGATGATGACTATTGGGTGCCAGATACAGAACTGGCACAGTGACGCTCTGAGCGGTGCCTAGGTGCCGCTATAATAAGCACATACGCAACCAACCGATGACTGCAACCTTCGCTGACTACGCTGCCCAGCAAGACGCTAGGAACACCATCCAGTTGAATGTTACCAAGTGGACTCTGATGCTCTGTGACGCCCTTCGGGACGCCGCTCCTAAAGGTTATGACTACATTATCGAGTCGGGTCGCAAGTATCACAAAGTCATTATGATTGATTCTGCTGGTGGTCGCTCTGTTCACGCTTTTGTTGACCGTAAGACTGGTGAATTGTACAAGTCTGCTTCTTGGAAATCTCCTGCTAAAGGTGTTCGCTACGATCTGCGTCTGATTGAACAGCGTGAATGGTTGTATGCAAAGGCAGATTGGGCAGGTGGTTATCTCTACGCTCGCTGATTGTTCACCCTTATTATTTTCCTCCAATGTTTGACGCTGCTCAAGAAATCAAAGAACTGACTGTTACCAAGTCTCTGCGACTGCTGCGTGATGGTTTCAAGAGAGAACTTGCTACTTATGTGTATGCTGACCAACGTATGACTGAGTTGCTTCAAGAACTTGTGAGTGAGTTTGTTGAGACAAACATTCCTGTAGTTGACGAAGACAATCGTATGGAACTTTCGCTGATGATGATGGAAACTCTTGATGTGATAGCACGATGACTGGTAGAGAGAAACTTCTCTTTGTTTCATCTTTTGTTTGGTTTTCTCATTGGTCATGCAAAGTAGCATTTACACTTCTGGATACGGTTATTCTAAACTCCTCTGTGAGGACGTTACCACTTGGTTTCTGAATAAATTCTTTCCACGCCATCAGATCGATGTGGATATTATTCATAGAGGTCTAAAGCGTGAAGGAGTTTATGGGTATTGTGATGTTGCTGGTGAGTTTTATCGCCCACGTCACTTTATAATTGAACTCCAGACTCATATGGAGGAGGAGTTGTATATAAAAACTCTTTTGCATGAACTGGTCCATCTGCGACAGTGGGTGGTCGGTTCGCTGCGAATGCGTCGCGGAAAAATGTGTTATGGTAAAGAATGTGTGGAAGATATTGACTATTGGTATCAACCACATGAAATAGAAGCACGGGAACAGGAAGAAACCTTATATCTTGAGTATCTGTTTGAGAAGAACGGGTGGACAGATTCACAAGTGGCACAGTTCTTTCCCAATCGCCTGCTGCAGGCAGTATGATTACAAGGTAATCAAGAGAACACCAGATGCACCCCTCTCGCACCATGCCCTTCGCTGATCGTGAGATGTTTGCCTACAACTCTTATCGTGAAAAGCAACAAGCAGAGATCGCACGAATCAATGCACATCCTGAACAGCGTATGAAGTATTGCTTTTCCTTTATGAAAGGTGCTGATGACGAAATGCGAGTGAAATGCTATAATAAGATTGCTGAATACTCTACTCAACTTGATTATTCCGAGGCACACTATTGATGAAAAAACTTCTTCTTGCTGCTGCACTTCTGTTTGCGACTCCTACGTTCGCGCAAACTGAATCTAAAGTATACCGTCCGTTTCGGTATGAAACGAATTGTATTTTGGAATACGGAATTCAAACCTATCCTGATGTCTGTGTAGTGATTGAAACCCGTGAACCGAACGGAGCACTTCGCACTCGTAACATTTTCTCTAATAAGCATAGTCTGACGATCAAAGGTCGTTTTGATAAAGAGAAAGGATATATGACTTGGGATAGTCACAATCAATTTGAATATAAGTGGGATTATAAACCTGGTGGATCTGGGTGGACTTATGTGATGCCTGGTTTTATTCTTGAAAATGTATCTTGGGACTGATTAAATGACTGAAATGACTGTACAATTGAATGTTCATGAAATTGGTGTAATTCTATCTGCACTGCAGGAACTTAACCTGCGTGAAGAGAACCGAATCGCACGGGAATTTGGAAGTGTTCCTGCACTGTATAATAAACTTTACACGATCTGGGAGCAGATGGACACTTCGCAAACTGGTCTACGCTACGACGTGGTGCCGTCCTTCTGATCTATAATACAGAGGTAATCGGGAGACACCCCATGCAACTGATTTCAAAAGACGGCAACATGATGGTTGATTTCTATCCTGCTGCGGGACTGACTGGAAAGTTTGTACAAGTCACGTCCTTTCAGAATAAGGAAATGAGCGAGCGTCTGATTTCCAAACGTGATATGGTGGATGAAGCAAATGCTCGCATTCATGGTTATGGTTATCAAGTAATGAAGTTTCACACTACTCCCCGTATTAAAATGATGGTGTGCTGCTGATGAAAGATAAGTTTGTAATCACAGGAATCTGTTGCTTTGTGCTTATTCTGTTGTATAATGGTTTTCTCATTCAACGGGATGAGCAACTGATCAAGTCTTACGACCAATCCATTCAAAAACAACAATGAGTGAAGAAGACATCGCACAATTTCTGAATGCTTATGAAGACTTTATGAAACATTCTGAAACTGAGATTGATTCTTATTTGAAATGGCAAGAAGCACGGTCGTATACACATTCTTTTTATGAGCAGAAAGCAAAAGAATTGAATGTATCTTTAACGTATTATCTTCAGGAGTTTGTTTAATGAATAAACGTACTCGGTTAATCTTTGCACTGCAACAAACTGAAAATATCTACAATCTTTTACAAGAGGGAGAGTATGCTGGTTTCTTTGCTTCTCATCTACTGCCTATTAAGTTTGAAATTGAAAGACAACTCACCTGCTTGACAAACACTAATCCCTATACTAAAATAAAGGAGTCCAAAACAAACTGAAATGAAATCACTGTATATTGTTGACTACTGGGTGCCGTTCCCTTCTTCCGAATATGGAGGTCTGATCAATCTGATTGCCGAGTCTGATACTGAAGCATTTGAGATTCTTTCACGAGAGCAAATGTTTGATGATCGTTACACTGATCGCATTATGGAAAGAGTCGTGAACGCTCAAAAGTTCGCTTTGGTTGATGAATATGAGTCTGGACTTCTGGAGGCATTTACCACATGACACAACTGTATCGTATTGAAGAACTGTTCTCTCACGGTTGGGCATTGATTGAAGAGGATGCAAAGAATCTGACGAAAGAACAGTGTGATCTAATGTTAAACAATTATCTGTCTTTAGGTTACAATCCAAAGTATCTCCGTGCAGTCCGTGATTCCTGAATTTCCACATCAAGCACCCAAAGGTTATTATTATGAACAAGTTCCATTCAAGCGTAATGTTACCGCAATCTGGATTCACAACACTCGTAAGTTTGATTATAACCTTGGTGCTTCTGTTCGGTGTATTTGGGGATTCTATAATTCAAAGACAAAAGAATACTTCGCCCCAGTTAATAGTAAGACCGTTGGTAAGTGCGTAAAGATTGAAGATACAACTCCATACTCTGCAATGCAACTTAAACTCACACCATTAGAAGCTGCTTATGTATAAACCATGTTTGAATGATTATGTTCAATGGACTAAAGGTGTAGAAGGTTGGATTTACTTTGTAGATCAATCTTATATTACTATTGAGGCAAGAGTTATTCCTAAAGATGAACCTAATCTTCAAGCGTGTTCTCTTCATAAGAATAACCGAGTACTTGTCTTATGTTACCCAAATCAATGGAATGAGTTAAAGGTTATAGGATATAGAAAGGATAAGTATTCAGAGGTCATGTGTAAGGTATGAAAAAGAAAAAAACACTGTGGAGATGGTGGGCAAAGTCATTAGGTGAGAAAGCATCCAAGTGTGATAAAGAGTCTGATAGAATCGCAGTCATTCGTACTATTATCTTTCTTTCTTATTTGATTACCAACTGTTTTATTATTGCAGGTGTAGTTAGACACTGGAATGATTGTGATACTGTTCAACAACAAAATCAATTAAAAATGTATTAAAAAATATATTTGTGTGATTTGTTTGAATGTATAATGTTAGTGTTATATCTTTCTAAATGATTATAAACCCTTCTAATACCTTATAAACCCCTCCAGGTCTTGTGTTTAATACCTTATAAACCCCTCCAGTTCTTGTGGGCTAAGCGAGCGTAGCATAAGACTCGCAGTTCGTCAAGCCCCACGCCCGCAAAAATCCCCAGACCCACACAATTCTCATAAAATCTAGTCGAGATATAATGTTAGCATTATAACATAATTCTCGACTAGAATTCATATATACTATCATGATCTCGACGAGAACTCACATCTAGTTCTCATATCTAGTTTGCATCTCGTCGAGAATTATGCTATACTCATCTAGTACACACAATCTCGACGAGCTTATGTACGACGATTACGATCTCGACTACACATACACAAACGATTATGCGGATCTCGACGAGTATTACACACAGGATCTCGACGAGGATTATGCACGAGACGCACATGATTATCAAGATCTCGCGTATCGTCATTATGCATAATACAATCTAGTACACATATGCATCTAGTACTATGATAGCACAGAAACGCCTAGTACGTGTACATCTAGACATCATGTGTTATGATGATTTAGATGTAGAACATATAGACTGGAAAGAGTTACTCGAACTCGAAGGTGATGAGGAAGTGTATGCTAGCACCAAGGAATTCGATCCGTTCTGATATTGTGACACTTGAATAACTGGACTCTAGTTATAATATTATAATACAATATAATGCTAGCG